AGTCAGCCTCCGCTATTGTTATTGTGCCTTCATCGACTTGTTTAAGAATTTCTGCGTAATGTCTATTGCCTGTGTCTAAAGGAACTGACATCAATATTCCATCTATAGTTGCTACAACTCCACCATTTTCATCAGTACCGAGTGTTGTATGATATTTTGCATTTGTAATAATCATCTCAATCTCCTATAATTCTGCATCTGCTGAATAATTAACTTCATATGAAATCCCTGCTGTAAAACCACTACCAGTTATATAATGACAACCATCGGTAGTAACACTTGATGCAGTACAACCCGTGGTTACACCACCTGTATTAATATTAGAAACACTTCCAGCAACACCAGTTCTTCCATATAAAACTACAGTTGGAGCAGCTCTTTTTCTTACATCAAAATGTAAACCTTGTATTGCTCCTGAACCAAAACATATCTGTTGTCTAGCACTTGTAACTTCATCTAGTGCTGGAGTTGATTCATAATACCTCTGGCACAAATACAGTTCCTCACCATAACTTCTGTGTTCAAAGTTTGTGGCTACTGAGCCTACTTCTAGTTGGACACCTGTAATTTCAAATGTTGCATCATTAGTTGTGTACCAAGTAGAAGTCATATCTGGAACTCTTACCGCATTGTCATTTGCAGCCCAAGTATCTAATGACATTGAACCAGTAGTATCTGTTCCTCTAAATGCAACAATTTCAACTGTCAAGCCGTGGGTATTATTATTAGGCATAACTATATTAGAATTGCCAGAAATTGTTTTTTCAATTTTTGTCCAAGTATCGGCAGTTAAAGAACCTGTTTCAAAAGCATAAGCTTGAGCTGTTGTAGCAGTAGAATTTATTTTTCCGTAGAAATTTTGTGCAACACTAGACTTAATCCAAAAAGATAAAGTGACATAACTAGAGGCAGATGTATAATCCCACCCCGAATTAGCTATATCTTGAGCTTCAACGAGGTATTGAAAAATAACTCTATCAGCAGCACCAGCACCACTAGTTTGATTACCATTAGTTAAATGATATGAAGTTCTAAAGCCTTTAGCCCAAGGACCAGTATCACTAGAAGTTAAAGCGTGTTGAGCTTGAGTAACAGCTTCATCTACGCCAGAAGTTGATAAATAAAATCTGTCAACTGTTTGATTACCTGTTGAAGTAGAACTTGTACCTCTCTGTGCTACATTCATAGCACCATTAATAAGTATATTCTTTCTACCACTAATAGAAGCCATATGAGAATCATCTACAGCACCATCAATAAGTTCTGCCGAGTCAACTGAATTTGTGGCTAGAGTACCAGCATCGACTATTCCATCAGGGAGTCCACCGACTGATATGCCAGTTACTGTTCCACTTCCGTTAATTACTATTGCCATTAGACTGATGCTCCTTTAAGTTCGTCAAGTGTACTCATAGAATCCACTTGGATTGTTATATCTCTAAGCCTCTGCTTCTCTGTAACGATTGCTGATGTATCTGAACCAGCTTCCTGTGCTCTCATAA